GTGGTCTGCCCTGGCCGCGAGGTTGCTGTTTCCTGCGGCAGCCGTCCCCAAATTGGCTGGCGTGGCATCAGACAGCGTGACGCTTGTGCCGTTCGTCCCGTTGCTGCCGCTGGTGCCTGGATCGCCGCGCGGGATTGTCAGGTCAAGCGTGACGTTTGCGCCGCTGTTAGTCGCCGTTGCCGTCACTGACGCAGACGAGCCAGCTGCACCCGTCGTGACATTTCCGATGGCGAAACTGGGCGTGGCACCTCGAGGGATTCCGAACGCAAGCGTCAGGTTGCTCCCGTTCGTGGTGCCAGTGACTGTTGCGTTACTCAACGGCGAGAGCGTGGTGGTGTTTCCCACGCTGACCAGCGTTGCAGGCCCCGCCGGCAGTCCGATATCAAGCTTGGCAGCGTACGCCGTACCGGCGTCATTCTTCACGTATGCTTGAGAGCCAGCCGCCAGAGTGGTGACACTGTTGATCGTCAGCGTGCCGCTCAGCACCGTCGCATTGCCCGGCGAAATCGTGCCCGTGGAGACGTTTATAGCGCCAGCATTGCCGACAGCGGCATTGACCGTCGAACCGTTCGACACGGTGACGTTTGCAGCAACAGCACTGGCGACGTTGACGGTGATTGTGGTCACGGTGCGTACGCTTTCAGTATGCCGGACAGGTATGTCCTCGTGACCGCCAAAGAAGAGACGCCGCGCAAATACCAACGGTAGTTGGTGGCAGGATTGAGCGCCGCCGTTTGCAGTTCAGTCAGTGCCAGATTTACCTGCCCGGAGGCCGCGTTCATCACGGTAACGCCAAAAGTTGCAGCGGTAGCTCCCTGCGTGCTGACGCCGCCCGGAGTGGCAAACGACACAGAGGTGGCCGTTTCGTAGACGATGGCCGTCCACGAAAAACCTGTGGTGTCTATGTCCAGGTCGGCAAGCATGCTGAACTCATCGCCAGTGGTCAGCGAGATGTTGAGTGCGCCCGGCAATGCGATGAATTCGGCCATATTGTCACCCTACTCGGTTTACGAAAATGCTTTTAGAAGGGCGGCTTGCCGAAGAACGTCTGAAAAACCACCTCGCGGTGGACGCGGCGGTAGAGAATGTCCGGGGCCGTGCCAGAGCTTTTGAGCGACCCGTTGTCGTTAAGAGCGACCGGATTGGACGACGCGATCTTTTCGCCGCTGTCTGGGTCGATTACATACGCACGCTTCTGCTGGCCACCCTCAAGGTAGTTGTAGCCCACGTTTGGCAGCATTAGCCGCCAGCCGCTTTGCCTAAACGCGAGCTCAACCGACACAGACCAGTATTTGACTTCGACACCATCAACGACCTCGACCTGCTGCTGGCCGCTGATGCCTTGGCACTTCCATTGGTACTGCTGGGCGCCTAGATATGCGTCACTGTTCACGCAGTTGGTAACCTGGGCAGCAAGGCCGGCAGGAAACTTTTCGCGGTTCCCTGAGATAGTGGCGCGCAGCTCACTTTCCTCCGTCATCGCTCCCTCAAAGAAGTCGTAGGCGGAGTTGACCAAGGCACGCAGGTCGCCGTTGCCGCTGCCGTGAAAGTAGGCCAGTGCAGGGACTGCCGAGCCACCAGTCGAGAAGCTCCAAATGTCGGTACGGGAGAGCGGATTGGGGTCGCTATCCTCCGTGCCGATTGCCGGCACAGAGTACGAGTAAGTGACCTCGACGTGATATCGGTCGAGCTCGGTTACGGCTCCCTCGCTGCACAGCAGGTAGGAGTATTCTGGATGCGGAGTGCCGTGCTTGATGTTGACGTAGTCAAGCACGGCCTGTGTGTTAACCGGCTCACTGGTCGTGACGTGGTACTTCCTCTCGGCAGTCGGAGACTCTCCGAACTTGTGCGAGAACGTGCGAGGAATTACCTCACGGGATGCGATGATTGCCATTAGGCAGCCCCCACAATGTCGACCACGCCGCCGAGCTTGCCGATCTCTCTGGCAATCTTCTGAAGCTCGGAAAGCTGCTTGCGGTATTCGGAAATCGCCGGATCTTCGCGGCCTGTCGCCAGCCGTAGGAACTCGGCTGCGCCTTCGCTCGTCCGCACGTCGGTAGCCTGCACCGTTTGCTGAGAGACTTGTGAGAGAGCGTCCAGCCGCTCGGCTTCGATCTCTGCGGCTCGTTGCGCGTACTGCTCGTTTAGGTCTCGGATGCGCTCGGCGGTCCTGAGTGCGTCTTCAAAGCCAGACCGGATAGCATCGGCCGCCTGCTCAAACGTCTCAGGGTCGATAACCTTCGCCTCGAGGTCGGCCTCGAGCTGGGCCAGCTGCTCTTGCGCTGCGGTGAACGCCTCCGGGGCAAGCTCAAAGTTGACATACGAGAACGTGTCGTCGAGCTGCTCGCGGACCGAGGCGATTGCTCGCTCGGCATCCTGAGTGGAAAACCCAAACTCAGCCACCTCGCCGGCTGCGGATTGGGCCTGGTCGAGCAGGGCGAGTCTGCGGGTGGCGGCCTGCTCAGCAGCCGCATCGCCCGCGGCACGAGCGTCCACAATGGCCGCCTCGGTCTCTTCGATCTGCCGGGAAATCGCCAGCAACGTGTCGGCGGCCGTGACCTGGTCGCCACCGCCGAGGCCCTGTGCTGTGATGAACGCGTCGGCAAGCTTGCGGTCTGCATCGACGGCCGCAGCTGCGGCACGCTCTGCCGCTGCGATCTTCTCGTCTGCGGCCTTCTGGGCCGCTTCGGCAGCTGCAGCTTGTGCTTGGGCCTCTTTGTCCAATGTTTCGATCTTCGACTCAAAAGCTGCCTTTTCCTGCTCGGCTGCCCTCTTCCCCTCTTCAGCCGTCAGCGTGCCGTCGGCCTGCAGCTGGGCGATCTGCTCGAGGGAGTTCTGGTATGCGAGTGCCGCATCGAATCCGGCGGCGCCGAACTCTGCCGCTGCGGTGGCGGCAGTGCCGATCTCTTTCGCAAACTGTGCGGCAGCCAGCGTGGGCTGCGACAGGTCGAGCTCTGGTGCAACAGGAACAGCGACTTCCGCAGTGATGCCCAGAAACTCCTCAGCGATCGTGAGCAGCCGGCCGACAGTCCCGCCGATTGCGCCGGAGATTGTCTCGAAGGTCGAGGACACACTTCCGAACACGGAAGAGATCATTCCGCCGATCGACTCGATGGCAGATTCAATCCCAAAGAACTCGGCCCATGATGCCACCACGTCGCCGATATAGCCGCCGACCTGAGAGAGGGCCTCGCCAATGATGTTGGCCACGCGGGAGACGGTCTCGCCGATCGCCCCAAGGTTGCCGGCGACAGCACCAAGAGGAGAGAACGAGACAGCAAACTCCGTGGCCGCCACAGCGCCATCGACCAGATACCGCACGACATCCACAAACGCTGTGTTGAACGATTCACCGACCAGCCCAAACGCTTCGGCGAGGTCGCCGATGGGCGAAATGATTTCCCCGACGATCCGGCCGATGCCTCCGATGACGACGCCAACTGTTTCAAACGCAGCGCCTAGGCCGGCAAGCACAGGCTGCAGCACGTCGCCAATCGGCCCGACGATGGCGTTGATGCCACCAAGGAACTCGGCCGAGCCTTGGGCGATGCCTTCACCTAAGCCGACAAACGGCAGCAGCAGCAGCTCGCCGAGCCGGGAACTGGCAACGCCCAGCGCGTCGATGCCATCACCGAAATTGTCGATCCTGCCGCGGTCGATGGCGGTCAGCGCTCCGCCAAGCCGCTCGATGTCATTGGCGGCTGGCCCGAGTTGTGCAAAGAGCGGCAGCAGGTCCGCGCCGCTTTTGCCGAAAATCTGCATTGCGGCTGCCGTCCGCTTTGCAGGGTCATCAATTCCTTGGAGCTCGTCAGCAATAAGCCGGATCTGTTCCTCTGGGCTGAGGTTCTCCAAGTCTGTAAAGGCAATGCCGAGCTTGCCAAGGGCCGTCGTCGCGGCCTTGCTTTCCTCATCCGCACCCGCAAGCGTTTTCTGCAGTTTGCCGAAGGCAGTGCTGACAGATTCGATCGAAACACCAGAGCGGTTGCCCGCCTCCTCAAGCGTCTGGATAAACTCAAACGACACGCCAAGCTTGTCGGCTGTGTTGCCGAGCGTCTCCACGCGATCTTCAAGGCTAACCAGCCCGCTGGCCACCGCACTGGCACCAGCACCAAACGCAGCAACCGCAGCTAGGCCGACGGTAAATGGATTCACAAGGCCGGCCACGGAGGCTCCGATGTTGGTGAGCCCGCCCGACAGTCCAGCACCGCCGCCAAATACCTTGCTAAGCCCCTCTCCTGCGGACGAGAGCCCCGAAAGCCGGCCAGCCACGTCGCCGATCGGGCCGGGCAGGGCAGACAGCACACCGGAGAGCTCGTTGAACTTCATCGTGCCGCCGTCGCCGGCACTATCGACAGAGTCGCCAAACTTCTCCGAAGCCATCGTGGCCTTCGCCCACTCGGTTGCTGCTTTGTTCAAAGCAGAGTTGTACGTGTCCTGCGAGATGCGGCCGGCGGCCAGGTGGTCGCCGAGTTCTTGGACCTGGGCGTCGTACTTTTGCTGCGGCGTGAGATTGGCCTGCGTGATCTGTGCCGCTCTGGCGAGCGCCTTGGCCCTGTCGGTCTCAGCTATGGCCGCTTCTTGGTTTGCACCGCTGGCCTCGGCAGCTGCACGGGCGTAGGTCTCTTCGCTGATCGCTCCGGCCGCGAGCAGCTGGCCCAGCCGCTCGAGCTCGCCCGTCCGCCGCTCCTCGGCTGTTGCCACCTGCTCCGTGATCCGCGCCCCCTCGGCAAACGCAGCAGCAGCCGTCTGGGCACTGCCGACGACAGCCTGAAGCTCGGCGGCGTATTCTTGGGCTGAGATTTGCCCGGTCTTCAGGGCACTGCCCAGGAAGGCAATGTCGGTGGCAACCTGCTGCTGGGCCGCGCCTGCCGCAGCAGTTGAACCCTTGAACGAGTCAAAGAGCGAAGCCGCGGCCGCGGCCTGCTTGCCGAGGTTCTGTAACTGGCGATCTACCTGCGACAGCCCCTTGGTCATGCCGTTGGCATTGGCCGAGAACTGCACGCCGAGTCCAATCACCGTCGCCACTAGTCACCTGCCAAGTCTCGTGCCAACTGTTCCAATGCTTCCTGAATCTGCAACTCGTGCTGTGGTGCTTTCACAACCGGCACGAAGTCTTCCGCCTTCGGCGTCCTGCCTCGCGGACAGTACGGCGCGAGTGCCGCACTAGCCACCAAGCCCGTCTGCCGCCATGTGTCAGGGAGTGGGTGGAAGTGTCGGTGGATCGCAATCCACTCCGCAAACTCCCGACTGTCCATTTCCTGACACAACCGCTTAACCGTCATTCCGAGATGCGCCGCCAAACGAAACAGGAAAACTCTCGTCGGGCGGAGTGCTAGTTTTTTGCCAACTCCTCCACGTCCTTGTCGGTCAGGGCGTTGTGCTCCATGGCCTTGGCCCAGACCCTGCTCATCACCTTGGCCGACTTCTTTGCCAGCTGCTCGATCTCTGCGTCTGTGAACAGCCGCTGCCCTTTGTCGTCGCACAGGCAGCGTGCCAGGAACTTCGTGCGGAAGTTCTCCACGCCTTTGCCCTTGTTGGCCACCCAGTCGTTTTCGTAGGAGTCCCGCTCGCCGCAGGTCATGACCCTGATAAAGACGCTGCCGCCCCACTCCTTCACCTTGACCTCAAGCAGGCCCAGGTCGTCCGCTGCAAGTATTTGCTCTTTCGTCAGTGACATGAATTCATCCAATGAGTTCAAACGTGAACGTGTAACGCGTCACATCGTTGGCAGCCGCTGTGGCTCCCTTGCCTGTACATACTGCGTTGTATGTCAAGCCGACGCCGCCACCGCTGATGGTAAGCGAGCCGTATTGGCCCCAAGTAAACGAGCCGCCCGCAAGAGCTTCGACGCTCACGCTGCCGCCGCTTGGAGAATAGGTGTCGCTGCGCCCTATCGGCATGCCGCCGCCAAGCTCCAGCTGAACGCTGGTCACCTCTGTCAGGTCAGAGCCTGCAAATCTAACGGTGCAGGTGTGCGAGGAAATCGCCACGGAAGCCCCCGTAGCGGACTAGATCCGCGCGACTCGGAAGGTGGCCTGGCCCCGCGTCACATCGTTCGTGGCAAGCGTCACGCTTGAAGAGCTCACAGTCGCTGCAGCGCTTAACGATAAGCCGCCTGTAATGGCGATCATGCCCGAGAGGCCGTCCTGAATCGGCGTAACGCCAAGATATTCGATGCTGACTTCTCGGCCCGTATCGGTTGCCGAGCCCTTCAGCGGCCGGCTCATCGTCACCACAGCACTTCCCGTCGTGAGGCCGAGGTGCGAAATGTCGATTGTGTCACCGCCCGAAACGTCGGTCATCGAGTAGGTGATATTCGTGACGGTGTAAGAGGTGCCGGCAAAGTTGAACGTAGTGCCCTGAGCGTGATTTGACATGTATTAATTCTCCAGCCAAAAAAGGTCGTACGTTTGCTGGACCAGATAGAGTGAGTTTTCCGCTCCGTCTATCTCCACTAGGTCGTCGGCTTCGTCCATCAGGGACACCTGCCGTACTTCTGTATTGTCAAGACTGCCAGCGAACCCATCCAGAACGCGGCGGCATTTATCTGCCAAGTCGCGCGCCGCCTCGTAGGTGGTGCCGTAGACGTACATCTCAACCGTGACTCGTGGCTGGCCGGTCGGACCATTCATGCCAAGGTCACGTAGCACGCGGGCACGCCGCCAGATGATCAGCGGAAACTGGATCGGAGACGGCCCGACGTAGCGGAGCGGGTAGATCCGGCCGCTGATCAAAGCCTGCACATCGACGTTGGTGACCAGGGCATTTCGCAGAACCGCCTCTGGGGATTTAAGCGGCATTAGAACGGCCCTTGGAGTGACTTGATTTTGTCGGCCAGCTCGCGCGCGGCAGCGTTAAAGGCGGCAGTCATTTCTGCAACCATCATCGACTCCACCCGCTCGCGCGTTTGTTCCCACGCCGACCGTATCGGCGGCTTTCCGTACGAGCCGCCCACTGGCATCTTTCCCGTAGACACCCTGCGGCCATCCTTCGTGCGGCGAGTACGTTCTTTGGTGCCGAACTCGACGAGACCCTGGTGGTAGCCAAGTTTCTTGTTGTCGTAGGGCTCGTTCATCCGGCGGCCGGAGCGGAACCCGAGCACGACCAGGCCGACGCCGGTGCGTGGGTAGCGTTTGCTCTTGATTGCAATCGACCGCCGAAGGTTGCCTGTCGGCCCGCGTGGCGTTGCCGACTTGAGGGCTTGGAGGGTGCCACCTTTTTCGGCAGCACGACGCAGCCCGGCTGCCATGTGCTTGGCGGCGAGATTCTTCGGCAGGGCAACGAACGCGTTGCGGATTTGTTCTAGCCCCGGAATGTTCGCTGTGATGCTGATGCCCGTCTGCTCAGCCATTGCGACGCTCCATGCAGATCGCCTCGTGCTCGGTGCGGTTGCCGTGCTCGAGCAGGCTAAAGATTTCAAGCGTGCGCCCACGCCACGCGAACCGCATCTGGCTGTTGAGCCCAGGCAGGTAACGCAGCCGCAGCCTGTGAGTCGCGGTCGTTTCCTGCTGGCCGGCTGTCAGGGCCTCGCGGGCCGAGACGCCCTCGACGCTGGCCCAGACTGCCGAGGAGTCAGACCACGCCAGTACGGTCTCGCCGAGGGCATTGGTAGTGCCGCTGGCAATCTGGACAGTGACACGCTCGCGTAGGTCGCCTGGTCGCACAGCAAGTCGCTCTCGCAGAATCATTCCACCACGGTACGCCGAAACTAAGGGACACTGGCAGTTTCAGACATCACCCGAAGGTGCCGCCGTCGATCACGAGACTGTCATGTCCAACATCCGCGCCAGCTGGCCCTTGCGGTCCAGTTGCGCCAGTAGCACCAGCCGGCCCCTGCGGGCCGACGCTTCCGGTGGCCCCTGCAACGCCTTGCGGGCCTTGCGCTCCCGTGGCTCCTGCCGGCCCTTGCGGCCCGGTAATGCCGGTGTCACCACGGTCGCCTTTTGCACCAGTGGCTCCCGTTGCACCAGTGGCGCCAGTAACGCCAGCCGGCCCCTGCGCACCTGTGTCGCCTTGCGGCCCTGCTGGTCCCTGAGCTCCGACTGCACCAGCCACACCCTGCGGGCCGGTCGCTCCTGCCGCACCAGTGTCGCCCTTCGCACCTGCCGAGCCTTGCGGGCCTGTGGGACCGGCAGCGCCAGCAACGCCTTGCGGCCCGGTCAACCCGGTGTCGCCCTTGGCTCCTGCTGGACCAGTTGGACCAGTTGGACCTGCTGGCCCTTGCGGCCCAGCGACTCCTGCTGGCCCAGCCGGGCCAACGGCACCTGCAGGCCCGGCAGCGGCCGACACACTGGCCGAGGTGCTCGAGCTCGTCACGGCCGCCGACACAGACGCACCGGAGACGGTCGCCGTGATCGGGTTGCTCGTGACGGTTGCGGTCGTCGTCACCCGACTACCTCCACCTGACCTTGCAGGGCCGTACGTCGCACGCTGCCAGGCGCGTCCCACTCAAGCCGCCATCCGTAGGTACCGACCGGCAGTGCCGCCGTCTGGGTCTCAGTGAGCGCCACGTTGACGATTCCGGCCGCGGCGTTGGTCAGCGTGGTCGTGAATGCTGTCATCGTGTTGCCGGTCACGAGCGACGTGATCACGGCCGTCACCGTGTAGCCGGTCATGGTCGTGGGCGAAAAGTCGATGGCCGTGCTCAGCTCGTCGCCTCGGCGAAGCGAGAGGCCAAGCTGACCCGGCAGCTGCTCGTATGTGCTCATCGGTAGGTTCCCCAGCGGCACGAGTCCAGAAGCGAATGCACCCCGAACTCGATCTCTTTGGAAATGCTGCCGGTCAGCACCGACTCACGCCGGTCGTACCAGTGAGCCACAAGCATCAGGATTGCGTGCCGGATTTGCGTGGGCACGCTGCGGCCGTCTTCGCCGTAGCCGCCCCACCACGTAATCACCACAGCGTTCTCGTCCCGGCGATGCACAGGCCACGCTTGGTCAAAGAGCGGGCTGATACTGCCCGGCGTCGAGTGCCGATCGACCCGAAACTCGTTGGACGGGAACACCACCACGGCACCGCTCTCGGTCGTGTACGTGATTGCCACCGTCGTGACGGCAGCGGCCGTGGCCATCGGCGGCCGCGGTAGCTCGATATTGTCCATGCCGTTGGGCGGGAAGCCGTCCATCCGCATCGTCCACTGAGTGTGGACTAGGGAACGGTCCAGGTATTCCTCGATCCAGCCGCGAGCAGAAGCCACGAGGCCCATGACGTAGGCATTGTCGTGGTCGGTATCCACCCGCAGGTGGGCCTTGGCCTCCGTGAGTGTCACGGGCTCAACGACAGGCTGCGTTGTTCGTGTCAGGCTGCGGTACGTCATCGCTTCTTCTTCCTGCGTGGCGTGGCGTCTGCCGTCCTGGCTGGCATTTCGATAGCAGCGGTCTC